ATGGTTTAACTTCCTGTAGATATTGTCCAATAACAAAGTTACCAAATGAAATTATTGCAAATCCACCTGTGCGGCCAGAACGACTGTTTTGCCAAACAATTCCAGGAACTTGTTGTTCAATTTCACCTAGTGCCTGATCCAGTTCTTCAGGCGAGTATTTTCCTCCACCTTCGGGGAAGAATTTAATATCATTAAATATTGCCTCCTCACCATTTTCGTTTTTAAAAACGTCGCCTGGTTTACGCCCGGCTAAGCCGGTGCTTTCAGTTAGTTGTTCAATGATATTAATAAATTCACGCATAGTTTAGTATTTATCTATAGAAAAAAATATAAAATTTCTATCCGATAGTAAATACATTGAAGGAGAAAATTATGATCAAATTTCTAAAAAGTCTACTCGGGATTGAATCCCCAGCCCCGGTAGCGACCCCCGAAACAGCAGCACCTGCTGCATCCTACAAAGTAGAAGCACCAACTCCAGCACCAGCTGTAGTTGCTTCTACCCCTGTAGCTGCTCCAGTTGTAGCTGAAACTGCTCCTGCTAAAGCTAAAGCACCTGCTAAGCCAAAGGCCGCAAAGCCGGCCGCTGCTAAAGCACCTGCAAAGCCAAAAGCAGAAAAAGCGCCAGCTAAAGCTAAAACACCTGCTGCGCCTAAGAAACCTAAAATTAGCATCGCAAAATAAATGACCACGATAGGGTTTGACTTAATTAGTGATTTGAATCTAACCCCTGAGGATAGTTTCAATTGGGAAGGAAAAGCAACTAGTTTGTACTGTGTAATAGCAGGAAATATTAGTGATGACTTACGCACTATTAAACAAACCCTATCGCATTTATCTAAATTCTATCAGGGTATATTCTATACTCTAGGTTCACTAGAATATCACAATACAGGTGATGTAGCAAAAAGAACAGAAGAAATTCACAAAGTTTGTCGCACAGTTCAAAACTTAGCGATAATGCATCATCATGTAGTTATTATAGATGGCATTGCAATAATCGGTGCAAACGGATGGTATGGTAATACAGTTTATGAAGATGAGACAGCTAGCATACTAGAAGTTCATCGCAATGAAGATATCTTATATCTCAAAAACACAATAGAACGATTACAAAAACACCTTGATGTTAAAAAGATTGTAATTGTTTCTAACTCAGTTCCCAGTATAGATTTATACTTTGGCGAACACCCAAATACATTAGATACTCAACTAAATTTAAGCATAGCATTATTAGCTGATACAGAAAGTAAAGCATCACATTGGATGTATGGCACGTATGGAAAAGTAGTTGACACTAATATTAATAATATCAACTACATTAACAATAGTTGTTTCAAACGAAACCCCTATTGGGCTAAAAGAATAGAAGTTACTGTTTAGGCTTCTGCTTCTACTTTAACTTGTAGGGGGTATCCTTGACTACGTGCATCAAGTGTAACCTCAATACCTTTTTGTTCTGCAATTTCATAGGGCAAAACAGCAACAATAGCACTACCCTCTTCGTGGATATTATGCGTGATTGATTGCGCGGTATCTTGATTATAATTAAAGTAATCAATTAAACTACTTACGACAAATTCCATACTGGTTACATTATCATTGATGTAAATGATTTTGTATAATGGAGGCTCGGCTAATGCTAGATTAGGTTTGATGCTGATTTTTGTTTCCGTTTTAGACATAGTAGTTATATTGTTAGTTATAAGAGTGTGTAGCCACTGTGACTACACACTTGATGCTATTATACTATTTAGTATAGGTAATAGCAATAGACTTGGGCTTTTGTTCTTCAGGTATTTCACGCTTTAGGTGAACATTAAGAATTCCCAATTCTAAATGAGCATTTTCAATCTCAACAAAGTCAGCGAGTTTGAATTCACGACGGAAATCTCTTGCGCTAATACCCTTGTGTAGATAGTTAATGTCAGTTTCTTCTTCCTTGATTGTGTTCTTGCCTTCAATAATCAAAAAGTTTTTATCTTTTGTTACTGAAAGATTATCAAGACCAAACCCAGCCACAGCCATACTAATCATATATTCATCGTCAGTAATCTGTACGACATTATATGGGGGATAGTTTGTGTTGGTTTGTTGTGAATGCATTCTGTGCAACTCATCAAACATAGTATCAAAACCGATACCAAATTTGTGTAGTTGTGGAATGTCAAGGGAACGAAGGGTTAATGTATTTCTAGTCATAGTTTTCTCCTTATATAAGCAAGTGACTAATAATGTAGACCCGACCATCGGCATCTACGATACGTATTTATTATAATAAAAATACGTAAAAAACTCTACTATTTAGGTTAAAATAGTTTTTTGGGAAGACTCTGGTCACGCAAGTATTTCTGCCATCTACGCTTGGCTAAACCTTTATCCACTTTACGTTGTACTGAAGGTTTGACAAATTGTTCCCGATCACGCAATTCCTGTAACAGATTTTGGTCTGTTATCTTCTTTTTGAATTTACGTAATGCTTTATCAACGTTTCCGTCTGTGACAATAACTCGTCTTCCTTTTATACTCATACTAGTGATTTTGGTTTTAAAACTTGCTCCCTTGTTATATTTATCTCAGTTATGTTATTTTCTCTGTATTTTTTGGTATTAAACATGTGTGGCATTAAACAACGTTCAATTTCAGTATGTAATCCACGTGCGCCGGTCTTTAGTGTCAAGCAATTATCAACAATTTGTTCTAATGCCTCAATAGCAAATTCTAACTTAATATTGTCAATACTCAATAGATACTTGTATTGGTCAATATAGTTGTTTTTAATTTCAGTAAGAACACGCAATAGTTCTTCCTTGTTCAATTCGCCAATACTAACTGTAGTGGTGAATCTGCCGATAAATTCAGGAATCATTCCATATTTGGTTAAATCATCTGGGGTTACTTCACTAAGATCACCTTCTTTTTTGCTATCCTTAATGTCAGCACCAAACCCAATTGTTGTGCCATTCTTACGATTCCCTATCAAATCTTTTAATCCAACAAAAGCACCACCTGATATGAATAAAATATTTTTCGTATCAATTTCCATCATATCACCACCGGGATGCTTTCTGCCGCCGGCGGCTGGTATACGACAGATTGTACCCTCAACTAACTTAAGCAATGCTTGTTGAACACCCTCACCGGATACATCACGGGTAATGCTTGCTGATTCACTACGGCGGGCAATCTTGTCAATCTCATCAACAAAAACTATGCCACGTTCTGCTAATCTAGGATCGCCGCCAGCAGCATTTAATAACATACTAATCATTGACTCAACATCATCGCCGACATAACCAGCTTCTGTTAATGAAGTAGCATCAGCAACAACGAAGGGCACTTTGAGATATTTGGCTACCGTCTTAGCAAGTAGTGTTTTACCTGAGCCAGTTGGTCCAATCAATAAAACATTGCCCTTAGCAATCTCTAAATCTTTTGGTGGATATGTGATACGTTTATAATGATTGGCAATGGCTACACTTAATACAGTTTTAGCACTATCTTGTCCAACCACATGAACATCCAAGTATTCTTTGATGCTTGACGGGTCATATTTTATATCTTCTTCATTGGATTTACTGTCAGTAGTAATTAAACTATCATCTTCAATAAGGTTAGTGCATAGTTCAATACAATCGCTACATATAGCAACATCTTCTCCTACAATTAGTTTTTTAACTTTATCTTTATGTGTATTACAAAAGGAACAATAGCTTAGTTTATTTTCTGAGGTCATATATTAATTTATCTTTTTTTGTTTGCTATTTATTTTTAATTACACGATGATTGTGGCACTACTGATAGTTGTATTGTACTAGCATTCGCTATAACATAATTATTTTTTGGTTCAATGGTTGCTTCTAGTATTGCAGTTTCAGTTTGATTACCAAAAATTGTGAATAATTTTGGTTCCCCGATCCCATAAAATGCAGAATTCCTTCCGGTTAATGCCAATGGGATGTAACAATTACGATATAACATATTTCCACTAATATCGTGTATTGATAACAATATTCTTATTTCTCTGTTACCGGATATTGAATCTTTTATGTTATCCAACAAAATTCTATCATTAAACTTATAAATGTTCTTACTACCAAAAACAAAATCCTTAGGATTTTTAGCCATTATGATAACATTACTTGGTGCGTGTTGGAAAAATCCTAATTTATCCTCAAGCAATGACATTGATTCATTCATTGCGACAATAAATGCATAGTTCCATGATAATTTATATTGGATGCTTAATACAGCATTTCTATAACTATCTACAGATAACGTATATGGTTTTTGTTCAATTATAAACGCATTTTGTGGATATGTATTTAATACTGTGCCTAGTAGATTATCACCCCTTTGTTTTTGATCTAAGTATGTACTTAGAGCAACACCAGCACGTTCACCATTAATGGTTTGATTAGTTTTGCCTGTATTAAGTACCTGATTGAGCAATTTGCTATCAGCTACTAATACATCCAAAGTTAATTTAATATTGTATTCAGTTTGAGTGATATCAATTATTTTAAAATCATCGATATATCCTGCACTAAAAACTGATACATTATCCTTTGTTAAGGTGTAAGATATAGCCTCTCTTTCACTAAGAACTATAGCGCCGGCTCGTATTTGAATGGCATTACGAAAAGCATTTTCTTTTGCTTGTTCAACGTTATTTCCCTCGCCGGTAACACGAATGTATTTTTCGGCAGCGGTAACGTTAGTTACAAACAAAAAACATGCTACTATACAAAGTAGCCGTAACATGTTTAATTGGAATTAGAGTTAGAATTAGTACTAAATTTTCTACGGAATGTTTCCGCTGCTCTTTCAGAGTCTTTATCCCAACGAATAGTAACTAGCACTTCTTGATTGCCAATTACCTCTTCATTGATTTTTATAAAACCCCTAAGGATAGCTTGTGAATTAGTACGAATAGTTTCAGTTAATGTGTGTACTGTTTCGTTGTTGTTTTCACGCAAACTAATAGTGGCTGCTTCCTTATCAGACATTTCTACAGTAGCCCCATCTGGGTTTCCAGACTTGACTTTATCACTTGCTTTTTCAAGGTTCTTGGCAATAGTAGATGTAACACGACTAGTAGAGATATCTTTAGCAATAAATTCTGCTACGTGAGAATTGGCTCTCATTTCAGCTACAATCAATGCATTTTTACGATTGTTTGTAGTATTGCCAAATGATGTTGCAGTACCGGTCGATTCAATTGAAATTACTTCACAATCAGTTTTCCAAAACTTATACCAGGTACAGTTAGTTTCAATTTTGATTTTCTCGCCTACAAATGATGTAGAAAGTTTCTGTGATTTTATAGGGCCGTCACCTTCATTTTTAGTCGAGGCACAACCAGTAAATGCGATAGCAATCGCAATAGCGGCAAGTTTAAATTTCATGGATAACTCCAGTTAGTTAATATGATAGTATTGTATACTAGTTGGGATTAGAAATCAAGTCTTTTTGGATAAATATTCTTCAATTTGTTGCTTCTCGTTTTCGGATAACAATTCAATATCATATTCGCCCGATTCTATTTTTTTAATCAAATGTTTGATATATTCCTGGTCATAAAGATAACTAGTTGATTGTTCTTTGTTAACCACAATCCATCTGGATCCATCAAATTTGTAAACCTTATTTGGTAGTGCATCTACCCGGACAAATGTATCACCTTTTGAAGCAATACTAGGGAATGTTGTTCCAAAACTAGTTTTACTTTCTCTACCCGAATCAGCTACTAATTTTAGCATATCTGGGCGCATACCCAATAATACATCTTTATGCATATGTTTACCGTCAAACATTACATATCCACCTTCTAATTCCTGATAAGGAATAGTATTTGATACTATAGAATCTGGTAAATTATTTTTGGACTTTCCTTCAAAAGCAGGCCCAGTTTGTACCCATTCTCCGTCAACTTTAATTGCTTCAAAGTTAGGAGCATCTTCAACCATTGGCTTAGTTGGAATATAAGTTATCTCAATGGGTTCTACACCATTCGTATTGTCTGATACATCACAATCTTTATTTGGACAGAATGGTCCAATGCCAGGAGCAATCATCAATGGTGTTCCGCATTTATAGCAAGGATCTAATTTGTCATCACTTGGTATTGGTTTGTAGACTTGAATCGGTACAGGTTCTATTCCGGGAGGGGTATCACTACCGGCAGGGGTAAACAAGTATGGATGATCCTTGATATCAAATTCTTTTTCTGCTACTGTTTCTTCGGGGAATAAATTTTCTTTGGAAATTAATTCCCCTGTGGGTAGTTCTTCTTTTGCTCGTTCACGTAATGCTTCTAAAACTTCTTCGTTGATAGGACCATCGTCAGGTTCATACGCAGGCTCATCTTCATCATCCCAATCTTTGCTTTGATTAGCAGCCAACACTAACATCAATGCTAATGGATCAAAAACAATAACAAGTAAAATAATAACCCAACGTACTGCACGTTCTAATACGTTAGTGTCGGGGTTATCACCATATAGTAATG